TCCAATACCAATGGGTATCCCAGGTATTGATAGACTCTTAAAAGGTGGTTTAGCACGAGGGGAAATCGGTGTAATATTAGCACCAACAGGTGTTGGTAAGTCAACATTGTTAACTAAAATCTCAAACCATGCATTTAATTTAGGGTACAATGTTCTACAAATATTTTTTGAGGACAACCCTAAAATAATTCAAAGAAAACACATCACATTATGGACGAAAGTACATCCTGATGAGTTAACTGTGAAGAAAGAAGAAGTAATGGATAAAGTCAAAGAGATTAAAGACTCTATGGAGAATAAGTTGATACTTAAAAAATTACCATCTGATACAGTAACTATGTTACAAATCAAAGGACAAATCAGAAAAATGATTGCTGACGGTATTAAAATTGACATGGTATTACTTGATTATATTGATTGTGTGGTACCTGATAAAAATTTAGGTGACGAATGGAAGTCAGAAGGTTCGGTTATGAGAGGGTTTGAATCTATGTGTCATGAGTTAGATTTAGTTGGTTGGACCGCAACCCAAGGTAACAGAAGTTCAATATCTTCAGAGGTAGTTACCACAGACCAAATGGGAGGGTCAATTAAGAAAGCTCAGGTTGGACACGTAATTATTTCCGTGGCAAAATCACTACAACAAAAAGAAATGAAATTAGCAACTATCGCAATCACAAAATCAAGAATCGGAGATGATGGTGTTGTATTTGAAAACTGTAAATTTGATAACGGTATGTTAGAAATTGATACAGAATCATCAGTGACATTCTTAGGTCTTGAAGAGCAGACCGAAGAAAGAAATAGACAACGAATCAAGGATTTGATTGATAAAAGAAAAGAGAGAGAAAAACAATAATAAAAATATAAAAAAATGAACGAGAAAATATTAATAGAAAATCCTAATAGATTTGTAATATTTCCAATACAACATAATGATATTTGGGAATATTATAAAATGCACCAAGCGGCTTTTTGGACCGCAGAAGAAATTGATTTAACAGGAGATATTAGAGATTGGGAAAACCTTTCAGACAATGAAAAATACTTTGTTAAAAACATATTATCATTTTTTGCAGCATCTGACGGTATTGTTAATGAAAATTTAGCTGAAAATTTTTATAGAGAAGTACAATATCCTGAAGCGAAATTCTTTTATGGTATCCAATTAGCAATGGAAAATATTCACTCGTTAATGTATTCATTATTGATTGATACTTATGTTTCGAATGAACAAGAAAAGGACGAATGTTTCCACGCTATTGATAGATTACCTGCAGTACAAAAGAAGGCGGCATGGGCTCTTGAATGGATTGAAAACGCATCATTCCAAGAACGTTTAATTGCATTTGCCGCGGTTGAAGGTATTTTCTTTTCAGGTTCGTTTTGTTCCATTTTTTGGTTAAAGTCAAGAGGTATTATGCAAGGTTTATGTAACGCTAATTCATTAATTTTTAAAGATGAAAACTTACATTGTGATTTTGCTATTCACTTATTAAACAATCATTGTGAAAACAAACCATCTGAAAAAAGAATTAAAGAAATCTTATTATCTGCTTTGGAGATTGAAAAAGAATTTATTACTGAATCATTACCCGTTTCATTAATTGGTATGAACTCAAATCTAATGAAACAATACCTTGAATTTGTTGTAGATGGACTACTTCTCAAATTTGGATGTAAAAAACATTTTAATGTTGAACAACCATTTAAATTTATGGAACAAATTGCCGTTGAGACCAAAGGTAATTTCTTTGAGTCTAGAACGGTTGAGTATCAAAAAGCTAAGCTTAATGAAACTATATCCTTTACAGAAGATTTTTAATCAATTATTTTATTAAACTATGATGTCACTTAGAATTAAAAAAAGAAGTGGGGACGATGCGTCGTTTAACCCACAAAAAATTTATAACAGAATTAAACGAGCGTCCAAAGGACTAAGTGTTAATTCAGATGAAATTTTCATTAAAGTAATTACCTCAGTTCCTACTGAAGGTTTAATTACTACTAAAGAATTAGATAAACTTATTTATGAAATTGCAGCAGCTTTTACGGGTAGTCATCACGACTATTCTAGATTAGCGTCGTCAGTCGCGATTTCCTCATATCATAAAGAAACAGAACCAAGTTTCTCAAATACTATGCACATGTTACATAGTGAGGGTATTGTTAATGATGAATTTATGAGTATGTTGGAATCTTATGGTCCTGATAAAATTGATGAACTTATTAATCACGATAATGATTATAATTTTGATTATTTTGCGTGGAGGTCTCTACAAGAAATGTATCTATTGAAGTTATCAAACGGTAAAGTAATTGAAAGACCTCAACATATGTATATGAGAGTGGCTATTTGGGTTACTAAATCATTTGAACAGGCAATTGAATATTACAAGTCACTATCTAATCAATTGATTTCACCAGCTACACCGATTATGATAAATGCGGGAACTAAAGTACCTCAGTTGGCGTCCTGTGTGTTACATTACAATAATTCAGACTCTCGTAGCGGATTATTAAATACCCTAAACGATATTTCAACATATTCATCTGATGCTGCTGGTATTGGTTTATCTATGTCAAATATTAGAAGTAAGGAAAGTAGAATTTCTTCTTCAGGAGGATTTGCAGGTGGTTTATTAAAGTATTTAAAAATTGTTAATGAATCACTTCGATTCTTTAATCAACAAGGACGTAGACCTGGTAGTGCGGCTATCTATCTTGAACCTTGGCATAAAGATATCTTTGATTTATTAGATATCAAAAAGAATACGGGTGCTGAAGAATTAAGAGCGAGAGATTTATTTACCGCACTTTGGATTCCTGATAATTTCATGAGAGCCGTTAAGAATAATGGTGATTGGTATTTATTCTGTCCTAATGACATAAGTAAAAGTGGTCTTAAACCATTACAAGAATGTTATGGTGAGGAATACGAAGAAAATTACGAGAAAGCGGTCTCTATGGGGCTTGGTAAAAAAGTTAAGGCTCAAGACATTTGGAGTAAAATTATTGAATCACAAGTTGAAACAGGTGTTCCTTATCTTTCTTCTAAAGATAGTGCAAATAGAAAAACTAATCATCAGAATATAGGTGTGATTAAACAATCAAATTTATGTAATGAGATTTATCAATTTACAGATGAGAAAACTACCGCTATCTGTACTCTATCGTCTATGGTGTTAAAGAATTTCATTATTGACGGAAAATTTGATTTCCAATTACTTTATACTGAGGTTAGGAAAGTTGTTAGAGCTTTGAATAAAGTTGTTGACATTAATAGTTACTCAACCGAAAAAGGTCGTAAAGGTGGACTTGACCAAAGAGCGATAGCTATTGGGACACAAGGATTGGCTGATGTTTTCTATTTAATGGATTATATTTTCACATCAGAAGAGGCTCGTAAATTAAATAAAACTATTTTTGAAACGATTTATTTTGCGGCGATTACCGAAAGTATGGAATTGTGTAAATCAGGGCAATATAAACCTTACTCACATTTTGAAGGGTCACCGATGTCTAAAGGAATTTTCCAATTTGATATGTGGGGATTAGATTATGAAGGTTTAGGTGGTTTATGGGATTGGGATAATCTTAAGTTAGAAGTGTCCAAGCATGGTGTTTGTAATTCATTATTTACCGCTCAAATGCCTGTAGCATCTTCGGCTAAAATTACAGGGTCATTTGAAATGACAGAACCTGCTCACTCCGCTCTTTTCAATAGACGAGTTGTAGGAGGTGAGATTATGATTGTCAACAAATACTTAATCAGTGATTTTGAAAAGATTGGTATTTGGAGTGAAGATTTAAAAAACGAAATCATCATCAACGAAGGGTCAATTCAAAACGTGAACTTTAACAATCACATTGATTTGGAAGATAAGAGATACAATTTTAAAGTTAAACGAGTTGAACATCTAATTCAAAAGTATAAAACTATTTGGGAGATATCACAAAAAGAATTAATTGATATGGCCGTGGAACGAGCTCCATTTATTGACCAATCACAATCAATGAATATCTATATGGTTAACCCAACTTTATCAAAGATTACTTCTTCGCATTTTCATTCATGGGAAAAAGGTTTAAAAACTTTATGTTATTATGTGAGAACTAAAGCTATTTCTACAGGAGCAAAACATTTGGCCGTTGATATTTCTAAAATGGAAAAAACAAAACCAATAGTTGAAACACCAAAAATTGATTTTAGTAGTTTAAATTTACCCGAAAAACCTGCTGATAGTCAATTTGATTGTTTTGGTTGTTCATCATAATCACGACAGAAATCACGACACATGTCGTGATTTTTTATTTTACACCTATTTATTGAAAATATTACGACACTATATTTATAGTATATGGCAGAAGGAAAAACATATGGAGTTAACTTCCCTTTTAGAGATTCTTTAAAAGGTAATTATCTTTCGTTATCACAAGATGGTGATGAAGAGGTTAGGTCAAACTTAATTCATTTATTATTAACTAGAAAAGGTACAAGATATTATTTACCTGATTTTGGTACAAGACTTTATGAGTACATTTTTGAACCTATGGATGGTCCAACATTTTCAGATATTGAGGCGGAAATAAGAGATTCTGTTTCTGAATATATTCCAGGAATCACCATAACAAAAATAAGTGTGACTGCCGCATCTGACGGAGAAGAAGATAAAGGAACTTATGTCCAAGGAGATGTAAGAGTTTATCGAGTTCCTGGTATAAGTGAGAAAGAACATACCGCTAAAATTAAAATTGATTATATAATTACAGATTCGGCATTTAATCAGAGTGATTTCGTAATCATTAATATTTAATAATATATGGGCAATAAAAAAATATCGTATACGACAAGGGATTTTCAGTCAATAAGAACTGAGTTAATTAATTTTACCCGAACATACTATCCCGAGTTAATTGACAATTTTAATGATGCGTCAGTGTTCTCAGCGTTATTGGACTTAAACGCCGCAGTTAGTGACAATTTACAATTCAATATTGATAGAAGTATTCAGGAAACTGTTTTACAATACGCTCAACAAAGGTCGTCAATCTTTAACATTGCAAGAACATACGGATTAAAAGTACCGGGTCAAAGACCTTCGGTTGCATTAGTGGATTTCTCAATTACCGTACCCGCTTTTGGGGACAAGGAAGATTTAAGATATTGTGGTATATTAAGAAGAGGGTCACAAGTTAGTGGTGCGGGTCAAGTGTTTGAAACGGTTTACGATATTGATTTTGCGTCAGCGATTAACGCAGATGGATTTCCAAATAGATTAAAAATACCTAATTTTGATTCAAATAATAAATTACTTAATTATACAATTGTAAAACGAGAGACCGTTGTTAATGGTATTACTAAAGTTTATAAAAGAGTGATGACACCTAACGATGTTAAACCATTTTTTGAAATGTTTCTACCTGAAAAAAATGTTTTAGGGGTGACAAGTGTTTTATTAAAAGATGGGACCCAATATGCAAATATGCCTTCGTCACAAGAATTCTTAGGTGCCGATAATAGATGGTACGAGGTTAAGGCGTTAATTGAGGATAGAGTATTTATTGAAGACCCTACTAAAGTTTCTGACCAACCTGGAATTAAAGTTGGAAGATATGTTACAACAAGTGACAAGTTTATAACCGAGTTTACTCCTGAAGGATTCTTAAAAATGACTTTTGGTGGTGGTACACAATCAGCCGATGAACAATTGCGAGAATTTGCAAGAAATGGGTATAAGTTAAATCTGTATAAATATTCTAATAATTTAGCGTTAGGTAGTACGGTTAAGGCCAACACAACCATGTTTATACAATATAGAATTGGTGGAGGTACGGGAAGTAATTTAGGTGTTAATGTTATTACACAAATTGGTACCGTTTCTTTCTTTGTTAATGGACCATCGGACTCAATAAATACAAGTGTTGTTAACTCATTAAGTTGTATTAATGTTACT